ACGTTTGGAGGTTAATGGATTCGAACCAATGACCTGTCGTAAGCTAAACGACCGCTCTACCAATCTGAGCTAAACCCCCTTGTGGACCGTCTTGGTCATAATTGTGTTTGTAACTGCTTCCAGGTTTTTTTCTCCCTTTTGCTCCGAGTGGTTTCGATCCACCGACCTTTGGGTTATGGGCCCAACGCGCTACCCCTGCGCCACAGAGCATTTTTATGTCTTTCTCCGTTCCAATACCACATAAGGGGGTCGAACCCTTGACTTTGAGGTTAAAAGCCTCACACTCTACCAACTGAGTTAATGCGGTATAATGACAGGAGTGGGATTCGAACCCACGAAACCGAAGTAACAGAGCTTAAGTCTGTCCCCTTTGACCGCTCGGGAATCCTGCCTTGTGCTGCGAATAATATTTGGGTTGTCCAGATTTCTCTGTAGTTTTCATAAATTTGATGTAAACCCAAAAACTGCTACAGCAAAACTCCCATACCGAGGATCGAACTCGGTTCTCAGGCTTGAAAGGCCCGTATCCTGACCAGGTAGACTATATGGGATTTTTTCTTTTTTTTTTTCTTTCTTGCTCCTTCGATTTAAAGGTTGAAAAAAAAAATAGGAATCAATTTTTAAATTTCCCAAAAAAAATAAAATATGGGTTCTACAGAACCTACATATAAAATTACGACTAAAAAGTAGGATTAGGTTGAATTTTAACTGTAATAGATTTTTTAAAAGAATCTACCAATGTCCAATCATCTAATAAAAAACCATGAACATCCCCTGAATTTGGTCCTAGACTCCAGAAAAAATTATTTCTCATTCCTTTTTCAATCAAGTAGTTAGAAAAAGTAATCATCCATGGAGCATCCAAATCCGTAATTCCGCCATATTCCCCAATGAAAAAAGTATCTCCTTGATCAGCCAAAAAACCAAATGAATTCGTCCAATCATAATATAATTGTCCAGCATTATTAACATCTGTATTCCAAACAACACTTTTACCATAAGAATGAGCACTATATACTACTCTAGGTTGGATATCTGAAGAAACTTGAATTGGATGATATCGAGCTTGGGATAAATCCTTCCCCCATCCAATACCCTCCACCAAAAACAACCATGTGCTATCGGGGTATTTTTGTGCAATTTCTCCAATAGCATATTGAACAAATTGATTCCAATCCGTACTAGAATCTCCAGTTCCCCATGTAGCAGGACCATGTGGTTCATTAAGCAAGTCAATAGCAATTAAGCAAGAATTACTGTGATATCTATCTAAAATACGGAACCACGTTTTTAAGAAACCATCAGCTGTAAACATATTATCCGTGGGACTATACCAAAGCTCAGATATATATTCTTTATGAAGTCGATGTAGATCCAACATTATTTTCATATCGCGTTTTTCGGCCATTTCAAATAAATTATCCAAAATCTCAATTGATTTTTTATGTTGATTTTGAACATCGGCAGAAACCATACCGCTATCTGGGTATAAGTCAAAGTTATATAATATCCACTCGGCAGAAAATGGAACTCGAATTGTATTAAATCCATTATTTTTCATCAAATCCATATAAAAATTCATTGGATGTGACCATAATCCATTAACAACAAAATCTTGAGTTTCAAAACCAAACCAAGAGATTCCACTCAAGTTAAATTGTCTATTTTCGTTATCATAAATTAATCCACTATTGGTTTTCCACGCTTGGCATACAGAAAAAAAAGTTGCAAATAAAACACTTGTGAATCTCATTTTTTTTATAAAGATTAAATTCTTAAGTGATTTATTTTATAAAACTAGATTGAACCATAATGATTTACATTATAAAATATTCCAATCTTTTCACCTGGATAAATATAAAACCAATAAGGAACATCTATAAGACGGCTTGGATGTAATGCTTTTCTAGGGTATCGATGATGGTCTTGATGATTCATTTCCCCTAATAAATCAATCGAATAGTTTATCCATTGTGGACATTTATCATGAGCTCTACAAACGAATCTACCGTTTGCTTGTTTTTGATCGGTAATGTCAGGATCATGATGTAAAAAAACATTGAATCCTAAAGTGATGTAAACGGACAACATTGTTGCCCAATATATTATTAAAGCAGTTTTTAATCCCGCAAATTTGTTCCACCAATAAAGTTCAAGAAATGGAATAAATCCAGAACAAGCATCTATGAAAAACATTTCCCATGTTTTTAAATGGGGGTGAACAAATTCCCAATCAATACCTAATTCTTTATTCGATAATACCCACCCCATCCATGCATACCAAAACCCGAACAAAAAAGGACTATGGGGGTCGCCCTCATTTTCACAAAATTTGTGATGTCTTACATGCTTGGAACCCCACCATAAAGGGCTCCGTTGAGCTCCTGTCGAAGCTATTATACATTGTAAAACTGCAACAGGTCTTGAACAAGAAAAAGTATTGTGCGCAAAATAACGATGGTAAATTGTAAATGTAATTAAAATTTTAAGAAATCCAAATAAAATAATTTTGGTAATGTCCCAAGGAAAAAAATAAACATTTTTATTAAACATTAGGAATGAAGCAATAAATGGACCTAAAAAAATATAAAAATGCCCCATGAAAAATTTTAAATGATCAAAATAAAAAGACCATTTCAATATGTAAGACGGAGTTGAATTTGGATCGATATCAGCTAATGCTTTAGATTTCATTTATTTCACTATTGTAAGAAATAAAATTATTCAATTTTTTTTAATAAATGGGCTCCAATCCCAATAAACAGTCTTTAATACCTAACAAAGAATGTATAATTAAAAAGTTTTGTAAATCTTTGACAGTATTTATGGATTCCATTATATCATTATGGAAGCAATTAAAAGATGATTCTGTTCCTCCTTTATTTTATTTAGCAGAAGCGAGTAAATGTATTCATAATCAATCTAAAAATCAAAAATTAAAAACATCCATGGAAAAAATTTTAACACCTTTTATACAAGATTTTGAAATTCCTAAAATGATTTCTAAAATAATGTTAAAAAACTCTATTGAAAATGTAAATAAAAAAATTTCCAAAGTGCTACAAGAATTGTCAAAAGTTTCCAAACTATTTATTTTGGAAGAATACAAATTAAAAAACTTTTTAAAAATATTAGCCGAATGGGTTCGTATAATGATTTTTACTATAGAAAACAAGCAAATTCCAGAAAAATGTATTCATGTTTTAAAAAGTTTAGAGTTAATTGCCGGAGAGTTTGTTAATCAGGATGTTCATCTTTTTCTAGACGAAAAATTTTTTCCATTGGTGTTAATATTAATCCAAAATTCAACTTTACAAGAAAAAACAATTATTTTATCGCAAAAAAATGCTATTGCGATTGTAGAATCTATTTTTTTATTATTACAAAACCTGGAAAAGAAATTACATCAACAAAAAAAGACATTCAAAGTAAAAAGCCTTTTAAAACATCCTCAAAAGATTAATAATAGTATATATGAATTTATACCTTTAAAATGGAGAAAGGTTATTTGTGACTCTATAGAACAACCAAAAATAGTAATTGGACGTGAAAAAAAATCAAAAAGAGCAAATTCGTCAAAGATTTATAAAGCCAATACCGTATATTTAAAAGAGGAGTTGGATAATTTTGCCAACTCGAAGCTTTCTTTTTACAATTTCCTGGTTTTAAAAAAAAAGAAACATCTAGTATTTGTAGACGTTCAAAATATATGTAGAGTCTCTTTTTTATTAAAAACTAATTCATTAATTGAGGAATTTACTAATCAATTAAATGTTAGAGACATTGTAGTGGATACTCTTTTTGAATCCTTAAAATACAACTATCTAAAAGAAAATAATACTTTTTGGATAATGGTGAATAAAGGAAATGTAAAAAAAGATTTAAAAACTGGAAAAGTTCAAATATTAAATATTGAATCAGGAAAAAATGACAATATTTTACATGTCAAAGTAGCTTGTTACGATATCAAAACAGGAACCGATTTATTTTATTCATTGGGAGGCGATGAAATGGATGATATATTTATAGTCAATGGGATTTTAGATTTATATTTTCGTTATAAAAACGATGATAAATTTCCATTTTCATCGATTACGGTGTTGTCTCACGATACTTTTTCTAATTTTAAAGAATACCAAAATTTAGAATGTCCAATTTTACATCATCCTAAAAATTTAGTTAAAAAAATTGGAGAAATTAAAAATTGATGAATTAATTTTTAAAATCGATAAAAAATTAAATGCTCGTATAACTCAGTCGGTAGAGTGCTGTGCTAATAACGCAGTTGTCATAGGTTCGATCCCTATTACGAGTAAGCTTTTCAAATTTTTTAAATTTGAAATCGTTGTTCTTTTGGTGTGGTAAATTTGCTCAAATTTCTGTATATTTTTTACATTTGAAAATTAAATATTTTGCTGTAAATAAATTATTTTATATGGAAAATTTACCTTGGCCAGTTATTAAAGATGAACTTTTAGATTTGTTAAAATCATCTACCCCCATACCTTTTTACACAGATTTTAGTTATAACGTAGAGACTCAATCCGTTGACTCTAAGATTGAACACAGACTTACAATTTTGAGTATATCGACCGGACCTGGAGATTATGAATTAGAAATAATACGTAAACTTGGTTTACCGGTTTGTTTAATTATTATTGATCCATATGTTACCAAGGAGTTTTATTTAGAAAAATTTAGAGGATTAGATATTGTGCTATATGTTAATCCTTACATGCCTGGTTTTGTATGGCAAGAGTTTGAAAAATACAAATTTCCCCAAACCAAGAAAACTTTTACATCTTTTGAATATTGTATTCAACATAATTTGCAACATGTAAGTTTAGTTTTCATTGCAAATTATCAATTTAGTGGAAGCTCTGTTTTAAAACATAGTCATAATCCATCAAAGAACATAATTTTAGATTATAGACAACAAAATTATCAAGAAATACTTGAAGGTTTAAAACCAAAAGGAAAAGAAATGGCAAAATGGATATTGGGAACTGAATATCAAATAGATAACTCTGCACTAAAAATTTCAATAGATCATCGTAACATTTGGCTTTACTATAAATCTATCCAAAACAAAGAAACAATTCCAGTAACCATTATTTATTCCATATCAAGAGACAGATTCTCTAAAGGATTTTACCAAAAATCTCAAAAGAAAACTATAATCATTACTAATTTTCAAGAATTTTATGACTATTTCAAATCTCGTAAACAAAGTTTTTAATTTGTAGATACATAAGCTGTATTGAAATTTAAATAACAAACTTTTTCATTTTTTCTCTCCCCATACAATGGAGTTCCAATCGTGTAGGCCGGAATATTTTTGGTGGGTTCATTATTTAATTGTTGTTGTTGCTGTTGTTGGTAAGGAGTCATGTCTTGATTAAAATTTTGTTGTAACTGTTGTTGCTGTTGTTGGGGCTGGTGATATTCATTAATTGTTTGAATTTGTTGTTGATTTTGATTTTGATAATTTTCATTGATACTTTTAGTATTATTATTTTCATCAAGTGCCATAAATGCAGTCTTTTTCTCGTTTGATAAGTTCTTGTTAATATTAATAATAAAATCTTGAATATGTTGAATGTCATGAGGGCCATCGTAGCGAACATAAGGCGAACCATTGACATATAAAATTACATCAGGAACATAACTAATGGGAGCAATGGTATTTTTGGATCGTTCAACAATACTCATATTTCTATTAACATTTACCATTGAAAATTGACAACCATTCATGTACGATGGTAATTGCTTAAATTTATTAATCAACGCGTCACAATATGGACATTCTGTTGAATAAAATAGAAGAAGAGTCATACCCTTTGATTCGTATACTAAAGATAAAACAAGTCCTTTGTCTCCTTGTTTGACAACAAAATCGTCGCTTCCTAAAAAATGAATTCCGCTCATGTTTTTAATTTTGATATAAAACATTTTCTTAAATTGTAAAAATTGATTTTTTTTAATTTTTGTTAAAAAATCCGTCAACTTTTACTAATCATGGAAACTTTTCAAATTAATCAAACTCTTTTATCCCCCAAGGAAAATGAAATATGCGATATTTATACGAAAATGCTTCTTGTAGAAAATCATCGTTTAAAAAAACATTCATCTCATTATTATATAAAAAGAAATTTTGAATTAGAATTTGAAAAGGATCTTATTTCATTATGGAGAAATAGTTTAGATCAAGCATACAAAATCTTTTTCCAATCTTATCCCCAATATAAAAATATTGATAAAAAATATCGAATTTTTTTCTGTCCATCGAAAAAAATGCTAGTTGGTAAATATCGATACATGTTGGGAACCGACCCTTATTTGTATGGTTGGAATATTGTAGGTCAAACATTAGAAAAGCATTTTTATGGATGGCATCCAGAATATCATAAATACTGGGTATTTCAAGTTTATCACTGTATTGAATATTTATCTCAGAAAATTACACAAGGAAGTGATATTACAGAATATATTGGACTTTTACCTATTGAAATACTTGTTAAAATGGATAAGCTGGACTCTTTGTCAATGAATAATGTGGAATCGATTTATGAAAAGTTTCAAAAAAAATCAATAAATCATTATGATCTCTATGATATAGAGTTTCGATATCCTAAAAATTTGGCCATGTTGATTCAAAAGCAATATGCTCCATTTGTAAATTTTATGCTGGATAAAACAATAAGAAGTAAACTAGTGGGTCTTGTCATGAAAACGATGGAAAAAAATACTATGAATAAATTTAAAACAAATATTCAGGTTAGTCTAGAATTAGAAGAACGAATTTTGAAGCTTGCTGGTCAAAAAAAAATCGAATGTCCCGAAGTCAAGGAGCATATACAAACTTTTTGGACAGAAAAAAAGGTTATCCATGCCATATCCAGTCTACCAAATTCATCATGGTATTGTTCTAATCCTATCAAAGGATTTTCCAATGTTCAAGAATCTAGTTGGTTAATGATTAGTGAAAACAATGAACCTATTAGTCCATTGTATCCTCATTCTATTCACTTTGAAGATAAATTATTTCCTACAATTTTACATTTGACATATTATTTCTTGTTTATAGGCTTGGGATTGACAAATAAAGATGCTTATTCTCGTCTTTATAAAGAAAATGTTGGTTTTATTGATTTTTATAAATGTGATGTAGACTTTCAAGTTGACCAAATTCTTTATAGACGTGGTAAAGAAATTTTGTATCGATGGATTCAATCTAAGTTTGAAACAGATTTAGAGTTTAAAAAACAATTAATTTTGACCCACAAGCATTCAAAATTAGTTTATACTGATCCGTATGATAATTTTTTTACAAAATGTTACGGAGATCTCCTTTTCATATGTAGACAAAATTATAAGAAAAAACACTTGGCAGATTATGAACAACTTATTTTTACAAGTCATTTTACTAGCAGTTTTACGATTATGGATACTCTTAAAAAATTTCAAGATTATATATGCAGATCTTTAAATATTGCATTTACAGATTTGGGTTTTAAAAGAAATCCAAATTCCATCAAAAATTTGATTAAAATTATTTATCCTAGCTTGTATGTCCTTTACAAAAATAATTCAAATTCTTGTAAGAATGTTGATATTTGTTTTACATCCAATATTGATTTTGAATCGAACCAATTTCTGGTCAAGCTTTTAGAAAGTATTGTCATGTTTTACAAGACTTCATATCATTGTAAAATTAAAGATTTACAAGAAACCATTAGAAAAGTTGGATTACTTTACCAAATTTCTCCTAAAAAAGATTTGCAGTCGATGGAGAATATTTTTTGTTTCCAAAGTGTCGAAAATTCAGAACATAAACTGCTCGAGTCTTCTTTGGAAAAACAATTCTACAAGTATACATCAAATAATAAAGAAATTAGCAAGTCTCTAGGTCAAATAGTATTACGATTACATCAAAATAAAACATATCACCAATTTTAATAGAAATTATTAGGTTGTTGAGAACCCATTTGGAAAGGGTTTACTGGAACGTTGCCTTGATAAGATAAAGGATTTGTTTCAGTTACCGGATTAAATTGATTATTGTTAAATGCCATTGGATTGGTTGGATTTGTATTGATTTCTCCCATAATTTCACCCATGACTTGTTCTTGTTGTACTTCTTGCACTTGAATAATTTCGGTTTCGGTATCGGTTTCGGTTTCGGTTTCTTCTTCCTCAGAGTCAGATTCAGATTCATAGTCATTCAACCATTTTCTAATATACATGTAGGTGTATATGGTAAGAATTAAAATTGCGATTAAAAAAGCAAACAAAAAAATATTTGTAACGGTGTCCATTTTTTTTTATAGAGAGCTAGATTTTTTTTTTCTAAATAATTTAAGCATTTTAAATCAAACATTACAAATGAAAATTCTATTATTTCTCTCATTTTTTTCTAGTGTCTTTTCTCAAAATCTCAGTCTTGTTATTGATCAAGTTTGGCAAGGATTGGTAGAAAGAAACTATCAAGAACCATTTTTAATTCATAGACCTTTTTCTGAGACTCCAGGTGATGCCGTATCAGAAGGAGTGGGGTACGGTCTTATTTTAGCAATGTATTCTAATGACCAATATAATTTTAATAGACTTTTACAAGGAGCCGAGCAAACCATGTGGAATGGGCAATACTATGATTGGCGAATTGATCAGTTCAATCAAAAAATGTCTTTTGGAGGAGCTACCGATGCGGAACAAGATATTATTGCAATGTTAATCATGGCAAATTCTAGAGTCATTCGAAACGAATGGACAAACTATGAAAATGGATTTTATGCATCGAGAGCTCAAGTCATGTTGGATAATTTTTGGACTCTAGGTATAACTTGGGATTTAATAGTAAGACCTGGTTATCAATGGGGAGGTGAAAACTTTGTAAATGTTGGATATTTTGCTCCTGCATGGTACAGAATTTTTAATGATTTTGATTCACATAAAGAAAGAAATTGGCTTGGAGTTGTAGAAAAATCTTTTGAAATTTTGGAAAAAAGTCCTGGGTATCCTTTGGTTCCTGACTGGATGACTCCCAATGGCGAATATACAAGTGGATTGGGGTATAATACTTATGGGGATGGTAAGTACATGTACAAGGATGCGATTAGAACTTTATGGAGGATAGGAACCGATTATTTATGGTTTAATGAAACTAGAGCTCTAAATTACATGTGTAGTGCTTATCATTTTTTAGAAAATAATCATAATGGAATCTATGGAGCCAATTTTTTTCAAATGGATGGGGACTTGATTCCCGAAAATGATGTGTGGTATTTTGATAATGGACAAAAACAAAGAGCCAGACAAGAGCATAGTCCACTTACGATAGGAATGTGGGTTATTCCTATTCAAATTTGTGGAAATGATTATGAAAAATCTATTGCTATTCATGAAATGTTATGTTATCATCAAGAAAATAAACTTTATTGGGGTTTAGATAATAATCCATGGAATCCTCAAGAAGATGTAGATCATAATGAATTATATTTTGAACAATTTTTAGCAAGTTTTGGAGCCCTTATTTTGACAGAAAGATTTTTTAATTTTTTTGTAAAATAAAATGGCCTTGAAACGCTTAAAAAAAGAATGGGATGAACTTATTAAAGAACCATTATCTCAATGTTCAGCGCAACCAGTAGGCGATGATTTTTTTGAATGGAAAGCCAAAATAAATGGACCTCAAGATACTCCATATGAAAATGGAGAATTTCATTTACTTTTAATTTTTTCATCAGAATATCCCTTTAAGCCTCCTAAAGTCTCATTTGTTACCAAAATTTATCATCCCAATATAAATTCAAATGGTGGAATTTGTTTAGATATTTTGAAAGATGCATGGAGCCCTGCCTTGACCATTTCAAAAATTTTATTATCTATATGTTCATTACTCGCTGATCCCAATGCGTCAGATCCATTAGTTCCCGATATTGCAAAACTATTTCATGATGATAGAACAAAATATGATACTCAAGCAAGGGAATATACTGTAAAGTATGCAATGACTAGAGTATAATTAAATAAAATGATGAACTCTTAATTCTGTTTTTCTACCAATTCTGTACGCTCGGCCTATAACTTGACTTTGAATATCCTCATTCATTTTATGGTAAAGAATAATATCTGTAGCCTCTTGAATATTAATACCAGCTCCGTTGGTAAGAGAATTTAGAAATAAAACGCTTTTGGAACCATTTTTAAAGCTTTCCAATTGTTTTTCCCTGATTTCCATAGACCCTTTAATTTCTGTAAATGAGAATTTTTCATCATTCAAGAGATCTCTTATAATTTGAAAGGTTTCATCATAATTAGAAAAAATAATATACTTTCCATTCGGTTTTGATTCCAAAATTTCCAACAAAGTTTCTTGTTTATTTTTTTTACGTTTGGGAAATTCCATAGAGTCTATATTATCTGTTTTTTTAATATAAGTAATCATATCAGAGGAAACATTGGTTCTACAGATTGGACATGTTTTCTTGTGTTTAATCCAATTAAGAAAGCATTCACCGCAAAAAATATTTTGACAACACGTAATTAATACCGGTTCTTTTAATGTTGATAAACAAATGTTACAAGCATTTAAAAGAACATCTTTAAATCGTTGTTCACATTCTTGTAATTGACGTTTAAAAAGTAGAGCTTGATCTTTCCATTTTTGAATTTTTTCTGTATTATTCATTCCATTGTTATTTTCAATTTTTTTTTCAACAGTTTCAAGTTCTTGTCTTTTTTCAGATAAAACTAATTCATAAACATTAGAAATTGAATTTCCTCCTAATTGTTTGATTGCTTTTTCTATATTACCTGCTGAAATCATTTCTGCAATATTTTGTGAAATTAAATCCTTGACTAGAAAAAGAAGAGGTTGATAGCATTCATAATAAAAATGAGATATTCCGGGCATTTCAAATGAATTTTTGACAAAATTATCATTATTTTTTACAATAATACTTTTTAAAGTATTAATATCCATATAATTTGAAAATATATTGGACAAGAAATGAGTTGATTGAGGGGTCCGGTTTAGTAAGTCATAGGGAGTGGAACTAATCAACCATAAGAATTGACAAGTTGGTGATTTCATGGATTTTATTTTTGTATGTGTAGGTTCATCATAAACAAGGCGTTTCCAAGCAAAATTGGAATATTTTTCCATTAATAAATTATAAAAACTTGGAAGACAAATTATTATATCATAATTTTCAACACTAAAGTTTTCCAAAAATTTTTTTTTATAAATAGCTACAAACCGTAAAGAGGTAAGTAATATTTCATCAATCCATTGTTTTACTATAGAAGGGCTACAAATGATTAAAGTAGCATTTATTTTTTCATATTTCAATATTGTTTTTTTAACAATCATTCCGTTTCCAAACACTCCAGATATTATTTCTTTTACATACAGTTCATTTGAAATCCAAGGAGTGGAATCTCTTAAAATTAAAGCCACCATAGCTAACGTTTTGCCATACCCAATTAAATCTGAATAAATACCCATTTTAGTTTGAATATGATAAGACGATGCAACGACATTTTGTTTTTTCTCCAATATTTCCATCATTTTCACTGCACAAAGTTGATGAGGATATAGATTGCGCTTCATGTCTTTTGGCTGTGGGATCATAGGATCCAGAGTCAAATCCTTCATTTTTTTTAAAAGCTTGTTTTTTTAAAAAAATTAAATTTAATGTTTGTCTTTAAATTGATAATCTTTAAATTAAAATTATTTTATTATGATAAAATGGAGTCAATTTTTCCAAATTTGCCTAAAGGTCTAGTGTATGATATTTTAGCATTTATACCTAAATTTGGTATTACTTCACAGTTACTTTATAATAGTAAATTATATTGGAAAACAAGTAAAACTATAAAGAAATTTATTAATTTGGGAGTCAAAGAAACCATGGAAATTTTGGAAAACCTAAAGACGTTTAATTTTTTAGAAGAAAGATTTTATAGTTATGAAGCAGAAAATTTTTATTTGACATTGTATTATCTTGATGATACGTGTCCTTCAAAATTGGATTATGTTCTTATTTATTTTTGATTTAAAAAGCAAAATTGAATAAAAAAAAAAATTTAAAAAATGAAATCAATTAAAGGAATCTAGTCTTAATTTTATAGGATGACTAAAAAGTGTGGAATTATTTATTTTGATAATTTAGATCAGAAATGGTTACTGGTTTACGGTAAAAAATCGGACAAATGGGGATTTCCAAAAGGTCACCAAGAATACGGTGAAACTGAAGAACAAACTGCAATGCGAGAATTTTTTGAAGAAACTGGTATATCTGTAGTTCAAAGTGAATTACTTGATAAAATTCGTTTTAAAAACAATATATATTTTAATGTGAATGTGAATGGAAAACCTAAATTTAACATACAAGATACGAATGAAATTGAAAAGGCATGCTGGTTTAATATTAATGAAATCCTAAAATTGCCTAAAAATTCCATCAATTACGGTTTGAAAAGCTGGTTAAATCAAACAGTCATGGATGTTTTTCATATAGATTATCGCTTGCCTAAATTTGTAGATAATAAAGATAGTTTTAAGCTACCTACGCCTCAAAAGTTAAAATATTACGGATAATAAATAAATTTTAGCTTAAAAATAGTTTTGATAGCATAAATTCAAAATTTTTAATTTACAAATCAATAAATGAATGATTGGAAATTATTATCAAGTCATCCGTATGGGCATGTATATGTTAAAGATAATAGAATACTGAAAATTGTGCCAGAAAGTCAAGTTCGAGAAGTCAATTTTTGGAAAAAATTAGTAGTAACAGAAGCTCAAAAAAAAAAATATTTGTGTCCTCAAAGAATTGAATTTAAAAAAAATTGGAAACCTTTTTCTTTACCTAAAAACAATTATTTTGTCATGGAAATGGAAAAGAAAAAAGAAACCTTGTCAAAATATCTTGAAAAATACAAGTTGACTCTTGCTATTGAAAGAAAGATATATAAAGATCTTTTTCCCATGCTTCAATTGCTATATAACCAAGGTTTTGTGCATGCAGATATACATTTGGATAATATCATGAAAGACGGAAATAATTATTTTTTGATAGATTTTGGTCTTTGTATGCACAAAGATTTTTTCAATTCCTTGCAAGAAATAAAATTAAGTGAATTGTATTTATGGTCAAAAGATGATTTTTTTACTCTTTGTTTAAATTTATTGTTTCAAGGTCAAGAAAAATTAAGAGTTAAAAATAATGATTATAAAAAATATCGTCAAAAGTGGATTCGTTATTTTACAAAAAATCCAAAAGATTGGGCTCTTTTGAAAAAAAATTTAAAACGAACTTTTGATTTTACCGGGCATGATGACTTTTTATTTTGTTTTCAATTCTTTCTTAAAAATATTTTGTCTTCTTCTGGTATTTTATCACCAAAACCGGGTATAAACATGTATGATATGTTGACCAAAGTTTTTTTAGATCGAATGTTTTTATTATGTGCAATTTGGTTTCCAGAACTTATTTTATTAAAATTACCGTGCGATCGACAAATTTTTTACAAAAACCTCGTCTTTAAAAAAATTGATTTATAATTAATTTCAATTGGTATAATTATAAATCATGGAGCATTAACAAAAAATCTTATTAGTGTTTAAAAGCAAATAGTATAGAACTCCAAAATGTCTAGTTATGGATCTAGAACTTAATTGACTAGATCTTATTGTCTAGACAAGTCTGAATTGATGGAAAATTTTTGAGTAGGCATTCCTTGTTGAAATTGTTGTGGCATGTTTTGCTGAAATTGAGGCATCACTTGTTGATCTGGTTCACTCAAATATGTTCTAATGACTTCTACCAAATTATCAAATTCTACTCCTGTAAATACATTTTTTAATTCTCCCTTGAAATAAACAAAAAAAGTAGGAACTACATCAACTTTTTTTCTATGAATTGATTTTTCATGGTCAATATTATCATTCAAAAAGCAAATATAATTATTATTAATATAATCTGTTAATTGTGAAGCTAGTTGTTCTGTTTTTTCTTTTGCTACTTTACATGGCTCGCACCAACTAGCCCAGGCTTTTACAACTACTATTTTATTTACTTGTAAAAGTTCTCCAAAGTTTTGAGATTGGATATCTTTAATGTAAATTGATTCTTGTGATGTGACTGCTACAGGTTTTTTTTCAGGATAGGCACTGGTATAATTTCCGTACATTTTTGATATTTAATCGTTAGTCTTTAATTAAATATTTTTTGAAATGATTTCCAGTAATGGCATATAACTATTAACTCCAGAATGATCTTGACCTTTGATTTCGGTATATTTTATTTTTTTGTTTCTGGTCCAAGCCCTCAATGGAAATTCTAAACTAGATTTTGAAATTAATCCATCTCCATCTCCGGTAATTAATGAATGTTTTTCTGTATTGTAGGTTACTGTTGTATTTTTTCCTGAACAATAAATTATATGTATGGGAATATCTAGAGAATTATTACGACATGGTAAATGAAAATTTTTAAATAATTGATAATTTTCAAAAGCAAGAGGATAATTTTCCAAAATATTTTCAATATTAGAGTCAATATTCAAGGGTAAAGTTTGGACCAAACCACCAAACAAATGTAAATTTTTTATTTTATTTGAAAGCTTAGAAATTATTGGTGTTCCATTAGACCCTTTTAAATTATTTTTATAAAGATTATCCAAAATAGTAAATAAACTTACATCCGTACCACTAAAAGGAACATTAATAAAATATATTTTTTGAATATGTTTAGAGATCCAAGATTCATCTACAAAATTGGTTAGAAAATGATGAAATACCAACCCGCCTAAACTATGGCAAATAATGATAAATGGTTCTTGTGATTTTTGAAATTCTAGTTCAAAAAAAGTTTGAAATTCCTTATAAAGAGATTCATAATATTGAGGATATACGCAAAATCTAAAATCATAAGGTAAAGCAAATAATGAATGTTTATCGTTGGTTAGTTTTTTAATCATGGTTGAATAGTATACATTTTTTGTTAATAAATAGCTTGTAGTGCTATCAATTTTGATGGACTCCAAATCACCAACTTTTCTCGCTTTTGGAATAATAATTTCTCCATTTTCAACGGTTAAATCCAAATCTTTAATTTTTAAAGGATTATCAGGAGGCCAAATCTTTTTATTTTGAGAGTTGAAAATTTTGGACCCACCCATTCCTGGAACTATACAATACCTAAATGCCAAACTCAATGCCAAGGTACTACAACCAAAATTTAATATCCTCATTTATATATATTAGATGTTTAAATTTTTTTTAATAAAATTATGTATCAGCACTAAAACAAAAATTGTCATTTTTTTTTATTTCCAAAACCGAAATAAAAAATGTTGGATATTGTATTATATATTGTATTTTTATTTGGATCATTCGTTTCTGAAATTCCTACCGTTATACTAATGCTTTTTTTTACAACGTTATTGTGGAGTTTTGATCTAGTTCGATTTGAGGATATACAACAAGGACTTGTCAATGAAGGTTTAATTACTTTAATGATTGCAATAGTTTTAACCAAAGCATTTTCTAAAGCATTTTTTATCGAAAAATTTGTATTATATTTAAATTATAAGATTAAAAATTATAATCTATTTATTGGTCTATTTTTATTAATGGTAATCCTAGTTTCATCAGTGCTAGCTAATACAATTGTATTTATGATTTTTATGCCTTTTCTGATTATTTATTGTCAAAATTACAATTTACCGATTACAAAATATATTCTTCCATTATCTTATGCAAGTATATTGGGAGGAGTATTGACAATGATTGGAACTACTAATAATTTGGTTTTAAATACTTTTTTACAAGAAAAATTAAAATTTTTTGAAATTACTCAAATTAGCTTTTTACCTGCAATTCTTGGATTTATTTACCTTTTAATAATCTATAAATTTATTCCTAAAAATTTGTACAAGAGTCAAGAAAATGAAATATACAGGATTCAATGTAAAAATCTTTTTGGTGATTCATTTTTAATTGGAGATTTTCTAGAAAAAAGATTTTTACCTTTTACAGATACAGACCAAAATTTAATTCATGCTAATGAAACTATTGAAATTAGTCTTGATGTAGGCCAAATAAAATTTCAATTAGAAATTTTTGAAAGTAAAACTGGATATCTTTATATTGGTAATAATGACTGTTCCTCCGATATTATTGGTTATACTTTAGACGGTGAATGTTTATATTTTAATAATCATAAAATTAATTATGCCATTCCATTTATGAAATTAAATTCTTTGACCTACTTGCAAAAAATAATTGTTGGCACATCTTTTATTTTATTCATTATAGGTCAAATTTTGAATAAAGGAGTTTTATTTGGTTTTTACTCTCTTTTACTCAATTGGATGTTTAGAACAATGAGTTTTCAAGAAATAATGGATTCTCTAAATTTAAATCTTTATTTTTTGATTGCCTTTTCATTTCCAATAGGTGTATATATTGAAAATTCAGTCTTGTCAACCTTTTTACGCTCTTTTATGGATAAAAACATTTTAGCAACTTTATGTATTATTGTTTTTTTTTCATGCTTGTTTAGTGAGCTAATTACAAATCCTAGTTCAGCCATTATCATGTATTACATAACTCGTAAAGTCACTATAATTTCTCCCAAAACATGTATTTTAGCTATTCTCATGGGTACAAATTCTTGTTTCATGAATCCAAACACTTATCCAACACATATTCTAGCTAAAGAACATGTCCCCATACCCAATATATTTTTTATTTGTTATGGCTTTTTTTTAAATGTCATGAATTGTATATGTAGTGTAGCATTACTATATTTATTGAAACTGTAAAGTGTGCTCAATTCTTTGCCCTCCAGGATGCCATGTCCATGAAGGTAATGGTCTAAAAATAATACCATTAGGATTCTCATTTTTATCTTCTGCTTCGCTAAAACTATCAATATACCATCCTGAGCTATCTACTTTAAAATTCATTAAACTACTAGTTTTAATATAACTAATAAATTGACGATAAGAAATATTACTTTGAGTATGTTTCGAGGGAACGGTAATATTTGATGGAGGTTTTATTTGAGGCAAATTAGATTCAATAAAATCATTAAAAATGTCGTCATAATTTGGATTTTTCTCGTATTTGTAATAGAATGGAAATTCAGGGTTTTTAAAACTAAATTTAGTTTCAACAACTTTTATTTTTCCATTACAAACAGAAAAACAAAGGCTCAGCGTTTCATCTTGAATTTTGGAAATAGGATGAACAAGAAAAGAATTCGATTTAATACTTACTCCTTTTTCATGGGGAAGTAAGCTAAATTCAAACATGACATTTTCTCCAATTTTACAATGAATATTTTGATGAATTAAAGTTAAAACATCTACAGGTTCAGTAGTAGAAATATTAATTATTTCAGTGTCTTTTTCAAAAAATAAAACAAGCTCTGAGTTGGGCTCATAGGTTTGAGAAAACATTACAGACTTGACAAGCAATTCTTTTTGCTTCTCATCTTTTATTACTGGTTTTTTGGTATCCATTGTTTTTTTATATGAACTTTGAAGAGAAGACGATGCAAAATTGTATGAGGGTGTTCTTTTTCCTGTGTACCCGTAAATATTTTCATTGTTTTTACCTAGAAACATTTTTTGTTGTAAAATTTATGTTTTTAAACCTTGCATAAATTTTACAACACTTGGATTTTTTCTGGTTCGATTTTAATTAAATTTGATTTAAGATGATCTTTCTCTTGCTGTATTTTAACGTGTTTTTTAGGACAATCATGTGTTTCTACATAACGATGAACGGGGCAAAAAATTTGATCGCAAACACAAGTAAATTGATTTGAAAAATTAAGGCGTTTTTTACAATGCGCGCAAGTTACTTTCATCTCTTTATATTTATAGAGAAAGAAAATTTTTTCAATATAATCATTTTTTAAATAAACCAAGTCTTTTTGAATCCATAGCAGACCATATTGAATTTGCATTATTATTATGTTCATGAATAAAAACACACAAAATATATTTCGAGTTTGCACAAATATAGACAATTTTAGAATTAATCCATATTTTATTATGCGGACAAAAAGTATAATCACAGGACAATGATGTTTTGTACATTTCTTCACATAGACAAATATAAATGTTTTTATAATTTGATAAAAAGTCAAAATTTCTCCAGTTAATAGTCATTGTAAATACTGGCTTTATAGTTTGATTAATTTCGTTTAATAAAACATAAACGGGCTCTTCCTGAAATGTATCGGCTTCAATTTTAAAACTATTTTTTTCTAAACAAATATCGGTAATAGTTCCACTCTCCCAATTATTATTATTATAGTAATCCACTGATTCTCCAATTTTATAAGGACTAGATTCCAAAATTTTATTTTTGATATTTTGAATAAAATCATTTGCCCATTGATTTTTGATAGGAGTTGGTATTA